ACCTTGAAGGTGTGGCTAGACAACGTGATATGCAGAACGCAGTGCAATTCCTACAGCGAGTGCGTAGGTTGTCTGCTGTTGACACATATCTCTCAAGCTTTGTGGAAGGTATCCACAATTATGTAAAACAGGACGGTAAGCTGCACGTTAGCTTACTGCAACACAGGACTGCCACTGGTAGATTGTCAGGGGCTAACCCTAACATGCAGAATATGCCTCGTGGGGGTACGTTCCCAGTCAAGCGAGTGTTTAAGTCACGATGGGATGGCGGCAAAATAATTGAGGCAGACTTTGCTCAGTTAGAATTTCGAGTTGCTGCGTTCCTATCTCAGGACAAGACTGCCATTGACGAGGTGACTACAGGCTTTGATGTACACAGTTACACTGCCAAGGTTATCTCTGATGCAGGGCAGACTATCTCTAGACAGGATGCGAAGTCTCATACATTCGCTCCTCTGTATGGTGCTAGTGGCTTTGGACGTACTCCTGCGGAAGCTTCATACTATGAACAGTTTACTAAGAAGTACTCTGGCATAGCAAGATGGCACAAAGAATTGGCACGTGAAGCATTGGGTACAGGTAAGATAACTACACCGTCAGGACGTGAGTTCTCATTTCCAGATGTGGTACGTAGATCAAATGGAAGTGTGACATATTTCACACAGATCAAAAACTTCCCTGTTCAGTCCTTTGCCACTGCTGACATAGTACCTATATCATTAATATACATTGACAAGATGTTAGGTGCTAATCAATTACACAGTTGTATAGTCAATACCGTACACGATTCAATCGTGATTGACGTACACCCAAACGAGAAGGACAAAGTATTACGGATAATAAATGCTGCCAATGACAAGCTTCTTGGAATAGTAAATCGCAAGTGGAATATAGACTTCAACTTACCTTTATTATTAGAGGCAAAAATTGGTGACAATTGGCTTGACACAGTAGACGTGTCGTGATATAACTAAGATTCGTTTAACAGAAAAGGAGAATCATATATGAACCAAGTAACAATAAACACAGGTAATTTCAACGCAATGGCTGAAGCAATGGGGATGAATGTTGACACTCAACAAAAGTCTCAGGCAAGTACACTTGCTAGATTGCGTGTCAATCATTCACCTATCATGGGAGAGGAAACTATCAATGGTAAGAAGGTTAAGGTTGAGGTTGTGTCTGGTGGCACATATAAGTTGGAGATACCAGATGGTCCGACTTACTATGCCAGTACAGCTACCATACGTCCATACCTACAACGCTTTATGTATAAGCGATTTGTAAAGGGATCAGACAATACACCTAATCGTTATGTCAAAACATTAATGGCAAATGATTTGAACAACGACATGAAGGACAATGACGGTGGCTTCAACTGTGGTAAACCTGCAGGTTACATTGAAGACTTCAAGGCATTACCTGAGAAGACACAAGACTTGATCCGTCAGATCAAACGAGTACGTGTACTGTTTGGTACGGTAGAACTACACAACATCGTAGACGCTACAGGTAAGTCAGTAGAGTTGTCACCACAGGCGTTCATCTACGAGATTGAAAATCGTGATGCGTTCAAAGGTGCAGGTGTAATCTTCAACAAGCTAGGTAAGATGCGTAGGCTACCAGTACAGCACAACGTGTCCATGTCTACTGAAGAGCAGTCAATGCCTAACGGTAACGTGTGGTACTTACCTACATTTACACTTGACTTAGGTGAAACACTTGAGGTGGGTGACGGTGAGCAAGAAACCTTTGCTAATTTCATGGCATGGATTGAGAACTACAATGAGTACATCAAGTCTGCATGGAACGATAATGCCTACAAGAATGACGATACAGATACAGATACTGTAGAAGAGTTCGTAGACATTGACGCAGAGGACTTTGTGTAATGAACCATCCTGCTGAACTAGCAATACATCAGTACCTTGAGAACGCTGCCAACGGTAGGTCTTCTATGTCAGATGAAACAATTGACACAGTAGCACGTGAAGTAGCAGAGGCACTGAAACGTCAGTTCGGTAGTGGTAATAAACGTGGCAAGTTCAGGTTAAGGATGTCCAACATTGGGCGTCCTACTTGTCAACTTTGGTTTGATAAGAACAAACCTGAAACGGCATTACCAAAGCCGACTACATTTGTAATGAACATGATGTTAGGAGATATAGTTGAAGCTGTTTTTAAGGGTGTTCTTAAAGAGTCTAACGTGGCTTTTGAAGACACTGATACGGTTAGCCTTCCAGTGGGAGATAGTAATGATACTGTTGTTTCTGGGAGTTATGATCTTATCGTAGATGGAGCACTTGACGATGTAAAGTCAGCATCCGACTGGTCTTACAGGAATAAGTTTGAGTCATATGATACGTTAGCTAAAGGAGATTCGTTTGGATATGTTGGGCAGTTAGCAGGTTATGCTAAAGCTTCTGGTAAGAAGGTAGGTGGTTGGTGGGTTGTAAACAAAGCCAACGGTGGCATCAAGTATGTACCTGCTGACAACCTTGACATGGAAGCAGAGATGGACAAGATCAGAGAGACTGTTGAGACAGTCAATAAGAACGAGTTCAAACGATGCTTCAAACCTGTACCTGAGTTCTTTAGGGGTAAACCTACAGGCAATACGGTACTCAATGATGGTTGCAAGTTCTGTGACTATCGACATGAGTGTTGGCCTAACATGGTAGAAGAGCCATCACGAATGTCTAAAGCAAAAGACCCTAAGATAGTGGCATACATAGAGGAGTAAACATGATAGGAGAATCTGAATTAGATGAGTTGCAAGAAAACATCAAGGAGATGGAACAGGAACTCATGGAGAAGAAGAAAGCTTTACGAGAAGCTAAGTACACAGGACTACGTACTGCAATGCAAGCTCGTAAGGACGCTGATGAAGCTATCCGTCAGGAGCTAAAGGACTTAGGTTATTCACAAACACCTTCCTTTGGTCAGCCTTTACACTGGCACTGGAAGTTTTAGTGGACGGTAGGCGCTTCAAACATGCGCTAAAACAGGGGTATAGGAGTGGTCTTGAGATTAAAGTCAAGGACTATTTGAGAGAACGTAAGGTACGTTTTAAGTACGAGACTCTTAAAATAGAATGGGAAGACTTGATGTACCGCACCTATACTCCTGACTTCATATTGAGCAATGGTTTAATAATAGAAGTAAAAGGAAGGTTCACATCAGACGATAGGCGAAAACACTTAGCTATAAAAAAACAACACCCTAACCTAGATATACGCTTTGTGTTTGAGAGCAGTAAGCGTAAGTTAAGTAAGGGTGCTAAGAGTACATATGCCTCTTGGTGTGAACGTCATAAGTTTATGTATGCAGACAGGGTTATTCCAGAAGACTGGTTGAATGAAAAAGGTAAAGACAATCATCCAGACTTAGTAGAGTTTCCATACGAAAAAATAAAAAGGAGATGACATGGAAGAAGACCAAACATTTATTAACTTTGATCCAAATGATTTCATCATACGAATTACTCCTGTAATGGAAGACGGTGAGTGGAATGGCGAGATTAATGTAGGTCAAGTAACTACTGGAGAAAATACTTTAAAAGATACAGACTATGGACATCTTAGTATGTTGACAGATATGTTAATATGTGCTATTCCTTTAATAGAAAAGGACGATGCAATTAGAAAAGAACTTTACAAGTTAGTAGAGGAACAATTTGAAAACGATAAACCTAAAGTAATAAAGCGTGAAGGTAACGTTTTAAATGTAAACTTTTAGAAAGGATAACACGAATGGCAAACACAATAGACACATTAACATTTGGAGAAACAACTATTACACTGGACGATCCTGTTAATAGTCCTAAACATTATAACCAAGCAGGTATAGAATGTATTGATGCCATTCGTGCTGCTACCGATGATGGGTTTGAGTACTATCTACAGGGTAATATTATGAAATACCTATGGAGATACAAGTACAAGAATGGATCAGAGGACTTGAAGAAAGCACAATGGTATTTGGATAAACTGATAGAGGTGGTAGATGATAGTTAAAGTATTTCTTACATTAGAAATTGACGAGGAAGAATACCCTATACCTGTTGACGGCTTCATTGATCCAGAGATAGAGGACGCAATGAATGATTTCATTCACGATGTAGATGGTATAAAAATTAGAAACATGAAGATAATTACACAGGAGTAGACATGAAAATTTTAAAGAGACTGCCTGAGTTTCGTATGAGCCATTGGTTATTACGTGTACCTTTAATTGTTGTATTTATGCAACAGGGTTTAGATAAAATGCCAGTGGACGCAGAGACAGCAGCTTCCTTTGACTTACCTTATTTGGTATGGTGGGTAGTTGCATATGGAGAACTAGGCGCAGCTATAGGATTATTATTTGGTGGTCTTTTTTATATAAAAGATTTCACTGACTGGATAACAGAGATAGGAGATATACTAACTAGGTTTAGTGGGTTTACTATTGGCTGTATTATGACAGGAGTTATATGGATTGCACAACCCGAAAGTTTTATAGATGTTATACTATATGATAACTTTCACGTAATGCTTTGGGTAGGTGGATTATATTTTGCATTGAGAGGAAACAGAACATGAACAATTATTTACCAACAGACTACCAAGCATTTATACACACCTCTCGTTATGCTAGGTGGTTAGAGACAGAACAAAGACGAGAGAGTTGGAGTGAGACAGTGTCTAGGTACATTACTAATGTAATAGAACCAAAGTTAAAAGGTAAAGATTTATCTGACACTCTTGGTAATATATACGATGCTATACTTAGCTTAGATGTAATGCCTAGCATGAGAGCTATGATGACAGCAGGAGCAGCAGCAGAGCGTGACAACATCTGTATGTACAACTGTTCATACCTTCACGTAGATCATCCCTACGCCTTTGACGAAGCAATGTTCATACTCTTGTGTGGTACTGGTGTAGGTTTCAGCGTAGAGCGTCAGTTCATTAGCAAGCTTCCCGAAGTGCCTGAACTGTTCGATAGTGATACTACCATTGTGGTAAAGGACAGCAAGGAAGGGTGGGCTAAGTCTTATCGTCAATTGTTGGCTCTTCTATGGGCAGGTGAGATACCTAAATGGGATACAAGTAGGGTAAGACCTGCAGGTTCTAGGCTAAAGACATTCGGTGGTAGAGCTAGTGGACCTGCACCATTAGTTGATCTGTTTAACTTTAGTGTACAGACATTTAAAAATGCACAGGGTAGACAGCTTAGTTCACTTGAATGTCACGACATGATGTGCTTCATTGGGCAGATAGTTGTTGTCGGTGGTGTTAGACGTAGTGCCATGATCTCTCTGAGCAACCTTAGTGATGATCGTATGCGTCATGCTAAGTCAGGACAGTGGTGGAACGAGGCTGCACACAGGGCGTTAGCTAATAACAGTGTGTCGTATACAGACAAGCCAGATTCAGAGACATTCATGCGTGAGTGGTTGGCACTAGTAGAAAGTAAGTCAGGTGAGAGGGGGATATTTAATCGTGAAGCATCTAAGAAACAAGCTGCTAAGTATGGCAGACGTGATCCTAATTTTGAGTTCGGAACTAACCCTTGTAGTGAGATTATACTACGATCAGGTCAAGTGTGCAACCTTACGGAAGTTGTGGTACGAGCCACAGATACGATTGAAGACTTGGAAAGAAAGGTCAGATGTGCCACGATACTTGGCACGATCCAAAGCATGTACACCAAGTTCCCATATCTGCGAAAGGTGTGGCAGCGAAATACAGAAGAAGAACGACTGCTCGGTGTGTCTCTCACAGGGGTAATGGACAACCCATTAATGACAACAAAGAACAAAGGATTGGATAAGACACTTGAACACTTACGTAAAGTTGCAGTTGATACTAACACTATGTGGGCTGACCGCCTTGGTATTAATCCTAGTACAGCAATATCGTGCAACAAACCATCGGGAACTGTATCGCAACTCGTGGACTCAGCCAGTGGGATACATGCACGTCATAACGACTA